TTTTAGGGCATTTTTTACCATAAAAGAGTCTGCCGAACCATCTATTTGCACAAGGTTAATAGAAACCCTAATAGAGCAATTGTGATCATATTCTTAGGTCGAGGTCCTTTTCACAAAAAAGTTAGATATTTCTGGTTGTTTTCGAGATTTGTTAACAGCCTTCCTATAGAAGCTTCCAAACAGTTTCTCATGAACGTCGTCAAAAAATAGTTGGAAGATGGTTTCCAAAGGTGACTTCAGGGCGTTGGTATAGTAATAGATGGTGTCAATTGGCATGGCTTTCTCCATTGCGAAGTGGTAGTCTTCAGCCTTGGTGTATTGCAAGGTTGAATTAGTGTTCTCCACAAACACGTAATTGACACGGTCACCTGGTCGGGCACCCGAGCCGGGACATCGTTCCTCCTGTTTCCATAGAATATGAACGTGCGGATGTGTGACAACGACAGTCCCGATCCCGACACCCAGATGGTCAAGGACATTCCAAGGCTTACCAGCAACAGGCAACAGTGTACCTTTCCCGCCTTTTAGTGGATAGTGCCATGTCCCCATTGGGTTTATCACGATCTGTTCCTTGCTACCGTTGTCCCGCTGCAGCTGCACCTTGTATTGGCTATTGATTTTCTTACTGAAGATGAGCTGGTCCAGTGGGACTTTCCCGTTAAAAAGATCTTCGACCATCCTTTTGGCCAATTGGGTCGCTTTTAAAACTGATTTGTCATAATGAATAACCTTTAAAATACTATCCATGCATGTCTTGACGTACTCGATGGTATCTCGTCGTACAACTTGGAGACCCTTATTTTCGATCTTTTTCGGCTTGGTGGGTCCCAGATCGGCACTGTAAAGCAAACCGCTGTATCGTTTCTTTTCGAAAAGTAACAAGGGGCAATACACCTTCTCGAATTCCAGCTTATTAGGAGTTTTGAAGTTTTCCGAAAGTTCCTTCGACGCTGCCTCGCAAAATTTGAAGGCTTCAGAAACAATGTCGGGATTGTGTTGAACCTGTTTGTCCGGCCAAAGATCCCAGAAGACGCTATCGGTATCTCCGTAAATTATTTTAGACCCAGGTAGCATCTCCTCACAGCAACGCTTGGTGGTCTCAATCATGCTTCTGCCGAGTGTGGTAACACAGGCAGCGATTTGCGGACACGGTTGCGAGCCTCCAGTCCCGACACCCGTGAAACCGTACAGCGAATTCATCGACACCTTATTGGCTTTCTGTCGTGCGTCATATACACTTTCCATGAACTTGTAATAACTTTTGTCGTCGCTTTCGTGGGCCAATTTTTCGAACTTGAGCATTTCGTTTTTGTTTCGTTTCCTGTCCCGGGCCCAAGATTCCAGAATTTGTGGAAGGATGCCTTTTAACCCGGATTCCTGTACGAACTCCACCTTCAACAAACTCAAATCTTTCATCGGTATTTCGACGATGTAGGTTTCGATCCCAGGGGGGAGTTCATTCCGATTTGTTACCAACGTCTCGTGTGAAAGGTTATGTGCCCGGATGATACTAGGATACAAAGATGCAAAATCCAAACACGCGATGGCCGAGGTATAGAACCCCCTGTCGGGCTCGAGAACCGTTGCTCCCTTATAGCCCTCGATCGAAACTTCATCGTTCGGGATCGTCCGTAAGAGATATTCCTTATGCGAAGTGAATTGAACAATACTGCTGAGCATCTTCACCTGTTGTCCCCGGGTGATGAGATAGTTGACCGGCACCCAACTCTGCCCAGCCATTTCCAACATTGCGGGACCCAGTGCAAGCTTCTTGTACAACTCATAAGTCAACCACACGTCCTGGAGGCAATAGAGGCATATTTCTTTCAAAAAACCCTTGCGAAATAGGTCGAACTGTGCCTGTGGTTTTAGGTCGGTTTTTGTCTCTTGTAGAAAATGCTGCCCACAATGCTCAAGGGAATATTTGTCGAGTTTGTAGTCTTTCTTTATAGCTATCATGATGTCCAAGTGAAATATGCCACTCTGGTCCAAACTTGAAAAAGAATTATAGCCATAGGCGTTACTTTCCATAACTGACTTGCGAACTTGAAAACTGCGATTCTCCACGAAATCCATCCCCAGCAACCCAAGAGCACCACACTTCACGGCTCTCATATAAAGGTATTCTTCGTCGAACCCCAACCCATTGAAGTGCGCCCACACAAGTGCCTGTTCGCTTTGCATTTTGTATGCCCAGCAATTTAAGAGCGCCGCCTCGGTGTCACACACTTTAACCTCGCACGAAGGGATTCCCTTGGCTAATGTCCAATCGATAAACTCGCCGTGGCCATCTGTGTCAATGCCTTTCATACATACAATGTGCGCGCAATAAGGTACTTCTTCTGTGATCTTACTGAAGAAGGTGACGATAGCAATCACTTGGTCTCCCTTTTTCAAGAAGCTCGGGAATACCGGGTGCGTCGCGGTTGAGTCCGAACTATAGACTTCGATGTCAAAGGTTGCGATCTTTACTGGCGCGAAACCGTCTCTATCGATCGGTAATAGTTCAGTAACAAATTCATACGGGACGTGAAACTCGTGGTCAAATTCTGTTTCTTTGTCGGAGTCTTGAAGGAACTCGTCTGGACATGAGCACCAACCGGTCGACCGGATCCCTGTATAATGCATGGGCCTAACAATCGGAGGGATATGTGTCTCGAATAGGCCGAGTGGGTCTATAGGAGACATATAGTCTGAAGAAGGTCCGATAGATCCATTCCTAAGAATTTTCGCCGCGTAGCGAAACCCCTTAATGGAGTTGAAACTGAGCTTGTAGAAGGTCTCCGTAGATCGTTGGTACCCTACAAACGGCTTCTTGTACACCGTGGTGTAACCGGCGAATCCGCTAAAACCGAACGTCGCCTTTTTTATGACGTCAATAAATTTCAAATCGAAATATTTCTTCCGCACATAAAAATATGGTTTAAATCCGATTAGTTTTAGACACACACTTGCGCCTAATTCGGTGTATCCGAACCCTCTGATCACGTATTCGTCGTCGTTGTCGTCGTCGTGCCAGTTGACAAATTGAAACAACATGTTGAAACCCTAAACCCTAAACCCTAAACCGCTGACGAGTATGTTTGTTTTATTTTTATTTATTTTTTTGGGGGGGGGTAAAACAAACATATACAACAACGGAAAACCGAACACCTACCCGCAACGATAGAAGAAGCAAAGATGGACGTTTTCAGCGAGGAGATGGCCAGGTACATGCACTTTGACTACTTGTCTCAAGAGCGAAACGAAGAACTCGTGCTTCATAGTCACCTGCAATCCGTTTACTTGAACAAAAAAGTCAACTATAGGTTTGAGCCACATATGTGTCATTTTTACTTTTTCATTGTGCAATGTGCACTTGAAGGTATATTGCACAACACGGGAAGAAAAGAGATTGGCGGTTTGCTCGACACGGGACTACTTCCACGCCGTTTGAGTAGTCTAATGATTATTCCGTTGGATTGTCAAAAGCGTAACAAAGATATTTTAGAATGGCTTTGGCCCCAGTTTCTGCAGATACAACAAGCCATGTTTGAAAATTGGGATTGTTTGAATCTTTACAATTACATCTAGTCGGCAGGAACAATTATTAGCCGAATGTTGTCAAAAATGTAAAACAAGTTAATACTTCTTTCTTCTCTATGCCTTTCGAAGTTATTTTGAATTACTTGTTGCATGTTTTCGGGCAAAGTGGTCAGATGATTCGAGTCCATCACGTATCCGTTTTCAGCCGATAGGTCGCACATGAGCACCGTCGGACTCTGAAACCATTCCGCTGCCGTTTCGAATTTGTTTAGACACTCTTGCCCAACCTTCAATAAATTAGAAACTCTATCTTCAGATAGTTTTAATTCCTTAACCAAAGCCTCCATATATATAGTGTAAAAATATTAATGGCCAATTTGTACGCGTCTTTGCAGGGATGGGTATTCGACACCAAGATACCAAGTAATTGAAATTGTACAAGAAAGCCAGAAACGCAAGTGGGCAAAATCAAAACAACCAAATAAGATTCGAGAACTAAAAGAAGAAGAGTTATTAATGGTTTCCAAGGCGTTCAACGTATCGTTTGACGCATACGAAAGACATCGTATGTACAAGCTCATAGACAGAATTTAGTTTGTGACTAACGTATGGTCAGACTGTGTACCCAGATTATGTACTGTGTAGATCAGACTATGTACTGTGTACCTTTTAAGACTGTATATCGGTTTATCTTTCCAATACATAGTTTATTCTCATATATTTTAAAAAAATAGCTGTAATAAGGAGAATCATGTCTTCAACATTAAGTAAACAGATTCTTGATATGCTGGATGAAGAATTAAAAAAAAATGAAAACCAGGATCGTTTGAAATGCTGTTTGGACTCAATTGTAAATTACATAGGTGAACGTTTGTATCCGTACATCATCGCTGCAGTTCTTACTATTATTACATTAATACTGATGACCGGTTTGACTGTTTTTAAAGTATTCCGGAGTTGAAAAAAAAATATTTACACTTATTACAAATAATGGTATGCGCGATGATCCTTCCAGTACTAGCAGGAATCGTGGGAGGAGTAGGAGCTATAAAAGCTAAGCGTATGTACACTGGAAAAAATAACGTTAACAAATCAATATCTAACAGGCCCGCATCAGTAAACAGGACCCCTTCGGTTAAACCTTCAATGAACAGGTCGGCATCGTCCAGGTCGGCATTGGCCAGGTCCGCATCGGCTAGGTCCGCATCGGCTAGGTCCGCATCGGCTAGAGAGGCTGTTGCCAGGTCCTCCTCTAACAGGTCGGCCAATTCCGAAAATAGACCGGCTCTGTCCGCCAAAATAACTAAGGACTTTCTAAACAGGAAATCGACTAACCGGATAATTTAGAATATAAACCATACCCACCTAACGTTAGAGGCACAAATATCCACGCAAGTACGAAAGACAACAGCATAGTAATAACTGTTAAGTCCAACTCAAACCCACCCAATGATATGTTCCAATCTTCTTCCTTATCGGAGGCGAATATATAGAACGATAAATAACCTACCATTATCATGAACACGGCATAAAAGATGTTATAGCCTCTTTTAAAATCAGTGAAGCAGTTCCCTTGAACATATACGTTGCTTCTTGGCATCGCCCAACCCCTAGATTCAGTAGGCGTTCCATCTAACTTATGAAAGTGCCAGCTTGGAATTTGATGGAACATAAACAAGATAAGTACATACAGCGTCGTCATAGTCGTAATACGTCGTTCCCGGACCACACTTACAGTCCTAGTCAGCGGACCACTTATAAGGGATAGGATAACTCCAACTGCCGTCACAACGCCCAACGTCGTCCAACAAGGTGTTAGAGTTTCTTTGGCGACGTTCATTATTATATATTCACAGGAAAAAAATGTTTCAATACCTTCCCTATGAGGTTCAGGTCCATATCCTATCCTCCGTGGAATCGTTTAAAGACCGTTTCGTGATGTCCCTGGTGTCCAAAGAGCTGTGTGAAGTTGTACACTGTAAATCGCTATGGACAACGGTAGTGCTCTCGCAAAAACTTCTGGAAGATATGAAAGTTTTCCAAACTCGTCATCGAGAGGTTGATGACATTGATGACGTTTGTGACGCGCTTTATATTTATCGTCTTCGCAAACTATGGATTAGCAGCAAGGCTCCAAAGCTCTTGTACCCACTACTTGAATACACTAGTGAGCATCTTACTCGTCTCGACATTTCGAATTGCGCTTCGCTGGATCATGAATATCTGATGAAGACCATCATACGAAACTGTGACGTTCTGGAGACGTTCGAATACGTTCCGACAGAGCTCCTTTGTACACACAAAGAACTTAAGTTTGAACTAACAAGCAGCCCGTTATTGGAGGCAAAGTGGCTCAAACTACTTTGTATTCGATGCACTTTTTTGAAAACAGTAAAAGTATCTACCTCGGGAAAGGTGACAGAATTTGTGTGGTTATTTCAGCGCTTTCAACCGATATTACAAATTGTGGCAATAATGGTGCTAAGTGGACCGACGTTGTACCTTGATTGGGTATGGTTCTCATACGGCCTCACAGCTTGTGGCTCAAATCTACGATCGTTTGCTGGATGGCTCGAAATAGATGTCCCCGAAGTCCTTCAGTTATTGGACTCCTTCGTAGACCATCCGACATTAACAACACTTGAAATCGAGTACGACGTGTACAAGGACGAGGCACTAAACGACGACGATCTCGACAATATGCTGCACGTGCTTGCCGGAATCTTAAAAACGACGCCATTGACGCATTTCCATTTATATGCGCGGCATAGGGTGAACAAAGTATTTACGTCGGAAGATATTTATGCAATACTGCCCACGACCAATGACACGTTGAAGTACATAGGTTTTGACTGCGGAGTTATGTATCACAGAGACACTGCAATTAAGGAGCGCCTTACTCTGTTCAAAGCACTGCTGTTTGTTCACATTGGAGATATGAAAACAAATAGCTGTGAAACGGATTTCTTCAACATGCCTTCGTCCTTTTACACTTCGGAGAGTACTACACTATTGCCTAAACTACGCACCAACCAGCAAGTCGGTCTATTATATATGCTATAGATTTAATTAGAATAAGCAAGGCCACCCATACCGCTCATAATGCGTAGGATGTTGTACGATAGGGCATACACCGTGAAGGATACTTGCTCCTCCCCGGCAGCACCTTTAGATGAAGGTGCAAATGTCAAGTGTAGAGAAGCATTGTCAATGCGCGAAAAGTTGCAGGAACCGGATGGCTGATGTTCCTCGGGACGCAACGCGAAAGAGTAGCAGTATACGTGCCTAGAGGGAACACGCGTATGCACTTGAAACGGAACCACGAGGCGGAAATATGAGCCTTTACGGGTAGAGAAACGGTCGTGACCATTGAGGAGGAGAGAAGCTTCTTCAACATAATCGTACCCGGTAATGCCTCCTTTTTCAACGGTTTCACCGAATTCAAACATGGCACCATCAGTAGGGCGCACAAAGAAGATAAGTTCCTTGCACGGGTGGTTGAAGTTAAGGCGGATCTTTTCGGATTTGGCAGAAGTTTTAGGAAGAGTATACGTCTCAACGCCGGTGAATTGGAGTTGTTCGATAAGGTACTCGTGAGAAACCTGGGCGAATCGGCGACGTTCCTCAGTGTCTAGGTAAATGTAGTCCACATATAGCGAGATTTCGGGATTAATGTTGAGAGCGCTTCCACCGGACATCGAAATTGGTTTAAATGTGTGTAGAGAGGGATCGGCGTCTGTGTCGTCAAGTTTAAGGATCAACTTATCGACGTCAGAGAAAGAGAACTGAAGCTTAACTTCATGATATTGGAGACTGATGAGGGGAAGGGCGAGTCCGGGGTTGTTGTTAAACCAAAAGCGGAGGGGCATATAATACGTCGAAGAGCCGAGACGTGCCATGTGGGTGTCTAGTTGATCACCAGATGCTTTACTTTGATCGTTGGGTTTCCCAGTCGCGTCGTACATCTTGCCCACCATCTTGCCATATCCAATGCGCTTCTCTTCGGGGCACATAAGCTCGTCACATACCTCGTAATATGCCGAATAATGCTTATCAATACGTTGTCCACCAATCTCAATCTCGCATGACTCAATAAGCGCGTGGGCGAAGCTGTTGACAAGCTGGAATTTTTCAGCGGGGGTACTGCTAGTAATATGGGGCACAGTAATTTGTAGAAAAACTTGCGTGATAAGATCACCGTTTCGACTAATGGTGGCGGATGCCTTTTTGCCGAAACCAGGGGTACCGTTAAACACCTGCTCGATGGACTCGACAGCAAAGTTGGTGTGGCGCCGGTATACGAGTTTGAAGAACGTGATTTGGGGTGATCCAGTGAGATAGACGTCTTGCGCACCATAGGCGACAAGTTGCATAAGTCCTCCTCCCATTGTTTGTATAGTATCAGTTTAAAAAAAAATATATAATTCAACTTCAAGTTACTTTTCGTTCTTTTTATTATAATTAAGAACGAAAACCAATCTATTGTGCTATACGGGGATTGAACCCGTGACATCTAGCTCATAAGACTAGCACTCTAACCAACTGAGCTAATAGCACTATAGTAGATCCAACATCATCTGTGAAACTTTAATGAGTTGGTCTTGAAGTACCAGCAACTCCTTGTCGAAAGCTTGTAGGTCCCTCTCTCGAAAACTTTGCAGACCGCTGTTCGACGGTTTCGGAATGCTTGCTATAAATTCCGTGTGTGTAAATCTGACCGTGATATCAGGCTGACTGTCGCGGCACAGTTTGTAAGATAGGTGTTCGTATTTGGAGTCGACGGGTGTCGGTTTGGCCATCCACTCTACGTTTTGAACTTGTACTAGGTCTTTCGGGTCAAGCCATTGTTCCCCTGCACTTCCAACTGTGACCAAAAAGTTGGAGGGAAGGTCCTTAGGCGTTTGGATAATGTTGGTTACATCCCGGGGCAATTCGTGTCCCGGGGCAATCACGAAGGGCGCCCACGAACTGGGATATTGTGTATTTGTAGTGCGGATGCACGCAAGCTCGTAGCGTATTTTTCCATCCACGCGGCGAGTACGGACATAAACCTGAGTTGTATCCTTGACTGTAGTTTTTAAAATGCTTTCATCGGGAAGTGGTCCGCCAGTACTTTGGAAGAGCTTCTCCCACCGTATTGAACCGGTATTCTTTACAGCCATTGTCGCCAAGACATATGTCCTAACTGCGCTTAAGCTTACTTCTGAACAGTCGCTCAGAACTACATAGTACACTTTCATCAGCTTTGGACCCATACCTAGGCGATAATGTTCGTGGAGATCCTGTACTGTCGAGTAGAGCACAGCCGCCGATGCACTTCTAATTGCGGTTTCCATAGGAATATAATTGTGTCAATAAAAGGAAGACCAATAACCCCCAAACTGCCCAAATAGAGATATTGCGGTATTTGTGTATAACACTTGTCGCGATAGGGTTGGTTTCTTCGAGGGGTGTTTCGAATGTGAACATATGGAGGGACTGTGTTGATAATGGTCTACCGCCGCTTAGGTCTTTGAGAGGAATCTGAAGGGAAGAAGTATTTCCGAAATTTATGGAATTGTCGATCTCAGCCATCGATCTCTTTTTTATATACTTCAATTTTGATTTTAATCTACGAAATAGAGCTCCACTTGTCCGTTTTCAAATCGACAAATGTTAAATCCAACGGCATACAGAAACAACTCAGTACGCCGTAAGTTCTTTTGCATTGTTATGTGTAAAAAGTTTGTCAAAGGACTAAAGTTGTAGTGACCACTTGGTACATTCACGTTAAAAGGGTCGATGGCAAAAAAATAACTGTAAATGTATTTCTTTAAATTAGTATTACAACCCTTGTATTTGTAAGGCTGTATTTTGGTATAAAAATCGGCCTGTACACGAGTCTTGTCTTCGTTGCGGACAAAAGCCAACGGCTCTCTTTCATCACTGCCCATGTATATTTGGGCCGTTTTAATAGGTGGTTGTAAAAGAGTTTGCGCTCTTGCCTGGATATGTAATTGATCCCAGCCGTTATACAACATTGAATAGTTACCCAATACGGTATTGTTGAATATGTCACTAGAATCCTGCAAAACCCAATGGATCCTTTTGACACTACGGCTGAATAAAAGCTCGCGTCTGACTTCTGAGAGATTGGGTTCTATTATTTCCTCCTGCTCTTGATACTCCTCTATGAGTAGATCCTTCCGACGATACTGATCTACTATCTCCAAACGGTCCTTCATAGTTGTATGAAATACATCCGCAATTAGTTTGCAAGATCCAATAGAATCAGACAAGGGTATTTGACTTAGCAAACGGTTCGACTGTACACATTCGTCAATTCTTTTGAAACGCACCCGCAATTGAACACGACTTTGAACAGATAGTGAACACAATGGGAAGAATGCGCGCTTCTTGCAGAACCAAAAGGGCAAAGGGAGATAATATGACAATGGCGTCTTCCCATCGTGTTGCCCGTTACGACCAGTCATCTTATCAAATCCACGCGCATGAGTTGGCGAGACGCTTAGATAACTTTCGATATCTAACACCTTCCCACTGAAACTTTGGATAACGTGGCCATTGACAACGAACTCAATCCGGTCTATAAGCGTCGTCACCCCACCGTCACTCCATTTGACAAACGAGCTATACGAACGCTTCCCCAATACACGTTGCGTCAGTGGGGGTAGATTGATTTCAAGCGTTAAAGGTCCGAGGAGAGTACCATCATCCACCGGTATGGTGGTGGTAAGTGTTTTGCCTAAAATCTGTAAAGTGGCACTACTGCCGAACCTATACTCCTTAGTTGACTGACCAAAGTGCGAATATTGTTTGAAGGGAGACTTCCAATAGGTGAATTCCGGGGTTTTTGTCAAATGTTGGTCCTGACTTCCTTTGGATAGTAGCTGTATTTGCGTTCCCGTTGTATCGGGGGGGTCTAAACTGAGCTCAATAGCATCGGAATTTACGCACTCAAGGCCGTGTTGAAACAAGAACGTTCTCTCCATTTTAGTGACCTTTTATTATTTTATCATAGTTTAATCGAAAATAATATATAGGGTGAAACATAAGAATGGACCAAAGTGTGATATTAATCGTGGGCGTCATCATTTTGGTACTTGTGTACTTATATTTCGCCGGGGTTTATCAAGATACTTTCCCACACAAATATAAGCAAATGTTTAAACTTGCCGAAATGAGCGAAGAAGACGCATCAACGGTTATAGAATATATGTGCGAAGACC